GGGATTAGTCAGACTCAGGCTAGTATTTAGCAAATTTGAATCTTGTTCTAGTTGACCAGAACCATCGTCATAAGATGTTTTAACTAAGTTTGAACCTGGCTGATCTTGAGTCGATGAAAAGGTATTGGTTGATGAAGTATTTGAAGAACCAAGACCAGTTTTAGCCAATCCAGTTATGGAATTTACTAATTCCGCAGTATTACCAGTTTGCAAAGCATTTGCTAATGCGCCAACTTGAGATGCTGTCTTTGCAGTTTGTAATGCACTATTTACTGTTGATTGATCAATCCCTGTTGCATTTGATATTATTTGACCTGTGCTTGTTCCTGTTGGCAAGTTAACACCAACAGCATTTGCAGCTGAACTTGTCAAAGGTGAATTTAGTATTCCACTCGCTGCGTTCAGTGCTCCAAGAACAGTAGTACCAGTTATTGGTTGACCATTCGCAACATTATTTGCAATGTTGTATGCAGATGAAAATGGCGCAGTAACAGGATCAGTTGACAAAATAAATGGTAATACACCACCACTAAACCCACCACCTTGACCAGGCACATACTGAACCGCATTAGCATTTGGTGTTGGTAAACTTGTAATTTGTCCAGTTGTTGGATCAGCAGTAAATGTATAAGCTAAACCACCACCACCATCTGCACTTGTACTGACTTGAAACACACCAGGGCTAATCTCCGTCACAGGAACGCTAGATGTTGCTCCACCATGTCCACCACCCACAACAGGATTTGAAGAATCTGTTGGTAAATTTATTGAATATGAAACTTGTCCACGACCACCCTGAGATACTGTCAACGCAGGGTTTGTACCAAGGGTATTGATGATTGTTGCCAACTGAGAGTTATCTTCTGGGCCACGAGTAGAAGTAATATCAGTTGAACTAATTGGCGTAAAAGTACTTGATGCGGACGCTTGAGTTGAAACGGGTAAAGCGCCAGTGGTATTTGTGGTTGTCATGATGTCGCACTCGTAGAACTAGCAGAACCGATGATTGTCATTGAACCCACCAAATGCGCCGCCCAGTCTTGCCACGTTTCAAAGTTTCTGGTATCCGCAATACCTGAAGCGGTGAAATAACCGATACCGGCCATGGCGTCTCCCCACTCGCGCCATCTGTTTTCTGGCAAAGTCCCGAGCTGATTGGGTGCGAATAGTTCCGCCATCAAGGCGCACCAGTTGTCCCAAGTTTGGCCACGTGGATCGTAAACTATCATGGGTTGCCCGTTCCGCGACGATCGCCCATATCGACGGACAATAGCACTTTACCAAGTTGATAGTTACCGCCTTGGGTGTTTGATTCAAAGCGGATACGCATCTCACGGCGCTGTTCGCGCAGATCAATCTTGAGTGTGTTAGCTTGGAACGTGTAAGGACTTGACGCCACGTCAACATCGTCCGCATAGCCTTTACCCGTGATGATCATGTCCATGGCACCAAATTGGATAAAGTCAGGCTCGACACGCTCAAGCCAAGCCCAGTTGTTGAGCCCTGGCTCTTGTACAGATCCCACCAAGCCACCCAAAGCGCCAATGTTGGGCGTTTCAAAGGCTGAGTAGATGGCATCCACGTTGGTCAAGTAGATTTGGTCTTGGCCTGTTTCGTGTTGCCACAAAGTATAGTTGCCGGTGCTGTTGGCGACGTTGCCGGCCCAAACAGGGAACCTAAAGACCTCTGAAAAGCAACCGGCACTTCTATAGGCCCCAGGGGCTTGCCCAGCGTCATACCAAGTCTTTTCGCGCACGTTATAGATGATCGCATCATTGCACTCCATGGCATCGCCTCTAGGATAGAACCACCAAATCTCGCCCCAACGCGGTATTTTTGTACACCATATCTTTTGACGTTGAACATAGTTGATGTTGTCAAAAAAGTAGTTTAGGTTGGTGTCGTTGGGTATCTCTTGAACCACACCGTTATACATCAAGAAACGATCTACCCCAGCCCAGTAATAAAGGCCATCGTACTCAATCACGGAGTTGGATGACAGAATTGAGCTTTGCTGAGAGATCAAGTCATAGCGCCAATAAAACGTCAAACTCTCGGTGCCGGTCGTCACCACTGTCGGTGTATACGATACGCGAATCAATGAATCAAGGGACCAAAAAAGACCAGACGGAGAGGTGGTTCCTCCCCGTACTGGTAAGCCCTTAACGACTTTGGTGGATGCTACGTTGTTGGCGTTGGAGTCCGAACTGGTCCAGTTGTTGAAATCCCCCGCGGCGCAATTCTGAATCAGGCCATTGTTTCCGTAGACAAACAAATAAGGGTAAAGCATGCACACGCCGCCCGACACCGAGATGTTGTTGTCAAAAGTCAAAGTAACACTAGTCTCAGCCGAAGTGGTAGGTGTGGATATAGTGACCGATGTGCCGGATACGGACACCACGGTAGTACCTGTAGCAATACCCGCCCCAGAAACCGATACGCCAGCTCCTACAGCAGAATTTGCGGCGGCCAAGGTGATCGTAGTGCTTGAGATAAGAAACGTCGCTACGGCCGTAAAAACGCCTACAGGGGCCAATGTGGTGCCTGTGAAAGTACCAAACAGGGGCCTTGTGTCAACAGTGCTAGTAATGTCGTTTAGGTTTTGTCCCGGGTGAGCCACCAATTGATTAACACCGCCGCCGCTAGAATCATAACCAATGTCGAACTGCCATAGATTATTTGCATTTGCACTCCAATACGTAGATGAGGGCATCGTAAATTGCGTGGCTCCAGAACCCACCGCGTCATTGGTTGTTGTGGTCCATTGCTCAACACCGCCGGAATAACCGGACACCACATAGTTCAAACCATTGGTGGCGCTCATGATCATGCCGCGCGATAAGTGGGCATTTAAAAAAGATCCGACATACCCGCCAATTTTGCGAGGCAAACCCCTCTGGAATCGGACCCATTGGCCGTCAACGTATCGAATGGACGCAAACTGCGTACCATCGCGTTGAATGCCTGGCTGAGTCTGTATGGCAATGACTTTATCGGTCATTTTAGAACGTGCCCCCTTGAATGCCGACAGGAACCAATAAACCCCCTGTGGTCAATGTCATCCCGTTAGAGCCACCCGCTGAAAAGCCAAGTTGGCCACTGCCGACTAAATACAAACCCGTTGATGAATCGCTTGCAAAGGCCAAAGAAGGACTTCCTGCACTGCCGTTACTTAATAGCAAAGATGATATAGAACCTACTCCGCCCGAAGCGTTATAAACATTTAGGCCATCACAAACTAAAATGTTGGTTACGCCTTGCGATATCGTGCTAGTGACATACCCCGAACTTGCAGTTTTAAAACTCAAACTGTATGCGCCAGTTGTGCCGTTATGGATAGCATAAATCTGAACGGTGCTAGGTAAAGTCACCGATGAATTGGCGCTTAGCGTACCGGTATACGTTTGGACCGTGTTAGCCGCTTGTGCAGAAGTCAATACCGTGCTGGTTGAAGTGATTGAGACGACCAATTGGGTGTACTGAAAACTGCTTGAGCGACCGTACCCAAAAGTATTAAATCCCGTACCATTGCTAACAAGCACCAGAGATTCAGTCAACTGCAATTGTTGCGTCGAGTTGCCGTCAATCGTATCGGTGCCTTGAGGTGTGACAGTGACAATACCTGAGCCGTTATTGCGGATCATGCAGAACCAGCCAGGCACTAAAGATTCAGCAGAAGGCAAAGTCAACGTGCCAGCGCCACCAATCCACACATAAAAAGATGCTTGGCCTGTTGCCAAAATGGTATAACTAGATGCAATCGTGTCTAAGCTGTACGTCTGATTTAAAACGGTATTTTGGGCGGTCAAACCGTAGCCGGCCAGAGCGGCGGCATCAGCGGCTGAAGTACCCGCACCAAAGGTGATGGCTGCCCAAACGCCATCAACTGTCGTGTTATCCGTCAAGAAAATAAATTCAGCAACACCAGACGCAATGGTCGCAATCACCGTGCTGAAGTCATCGTTTGTGACTTCAAAACTTGAGCTACCAATGTTGCGGATGATGAGCTGTTGACCAATGGATACCTGAGACGCAGGCGGCAAAGCCAGCTTTAAAACGCCGCTTCCGGTTGACGGAAGCACATCAATAATGTTGGCCGCGGTGATTGCGTTATTGCCGTTAATAGGCCACTCAAGCACCGTGTTGGCGCTCAAGTTAATCAGTTCATATCCAACTTGCGATGGGTTGATGGTTTGGCCCGTAAACGGGTTGGTGTATGTAGTCATGATTAGGAGTCCACAGCAACAGTTTGACGGTCACCAACGCGAGTGGTGTCTTCGGTTTTCAAGGCAGTGATTGCCTCGGTATATTTTTGTTGGAAAATTTGCCGTTGATCGTTTTTCAAGAAAGGCATCGCCTGGAGCAATGTTCCGTAAAGCATGGCGTTGGGTGCATATTGAGTCAACCAATTGGTCTGATTCTCACTGGAAAGCGGCGCAATCCGCTCGTAATACAGCACCGTGGTTTCGTACGCCTGATCCGGTGTAGGCGCGAATTGCCAGTGCTCGTAATCAATGTCAGCATAAAACTTAGGCAAAGCCGTACTGGATTGATTGGGCCAGTAGTTAAAAAGATACTCCAGCTTACGCAAAAACACCGGGTTTGTATCCCCGGTGCTATCGGTCACTGTCATCGACACGGTCTTGCGCCATCTTGCAGGCTTGGCGACCACAGGATTGCCTTCAGTCAAATTGAAAGTCGCAACCTGCATCTGGCCAAGAGTTTTGATCTCTTGGGCAATTTCAAATTCACAAAGCGTGATGAATGTAGGTATTTGGTTTACAACAGCGGCATCACTGCGTTCGAGATACTGCTCTACCGCAGTCGTCAAACTGTCGTAGGTCAGAACGAATGATGGGATGCTGGTAGTCGTCGTCATGCAAATACCTCAAGGATATGGTTTGTCAAGGTCTATTGTCCCACTAGGAGCTTAAAACGGCAAGAGTTTTGGCGGTTAGCGCAATTCTCTCATCTAAGCCAAATAAACCGCCGTTTATGCGCCTGCAAAGAGCCTCGTTATTATCCACCAGGGCATCGCACCCGTGGGTTTTCCAAAACCAGCCGGCGCTCATGGCGGCCCACATCGGGGTGGCGACCAGTTCAGGCCGCATCACAAAATCCTGACCCACGGCTTGGCCAAAGTGCCAATATGAATCATGCCCGGTCAACTGGACGCATCCGCGGCCTCGGAAACGGTACCCATCCCCACTGGCTTCGTCGCGGTTGCCCATACGGTTTGCGTAGATCCTGTTGGCGATGCGTTCTGCGTGGTGGGCGTATAGCGGAATCTCATCGGGCTTAAATTTATGTCCGAACAGCTTTTCGAGCGTCTCTGCGCGGTAGTTAAGATTCTCTTCAAGAATCCTAAAGTGGTTCGATTCATGGCTACATTGTCCTATGAAAGCGGCTTGATCTTTAACCGTAAAAATGTTGAATTTCCGGAAAGTTTCAGTCAAAGGGTCCGCCCATTCAGGCCCGATGTCCAACGCACTAAGTTTCTCTGCCGTGATCATTTCACACCCTCGTTGATGGTTTGCATCACTTGGTTGTACTGGGCGATGCAGGCGTTGAGCTGGGTGATGGCTGAGTCTCCGTCTGCGGCGATACCGACAAGAGCTTTGATAGTCTGTCG